GAGATGGCAATGAACTTAGGACACGCTTTCTACGAAATACACCTGCTCTTGAAACTCTACGAGAGCGAGTTGGACAGGCGTCTAGGAAGGGTTATCTCAGGGGACTCGACGGTAGAAAACTCTGGGTCCGATCAGAACATAGTGCACTAAACACACTGCTACAGGCGGCTGGTGCGATCATTATGAAGAGGGCTTTGGTCCTTCTTGATGACTACGCTACTCAGCACAAGATTGATTACAGATTCGTAGGGAACGTACATGACGAGATACAATCGGAGGTGGCTTCAGAACAAGCAGAGAAATTCGGCTGGCTCGCAGTCGAGTGCATCAAGGCGGCTGGCATATCATTTCAACTCAGATGTCCACTCGACGGAGAGTACCAAGTGGGAACAACTTGGGCTGACACTCACTAAGGAGGTTAAAATGAATTGTAATATGTGCGGTGTAGTCTTGACAGACAAAAACTGGAAGCTGAGTTGGAAAAAATTAAACAGAACCCAGTGCAAAAAATGCAATAAAGAACATGATGATAGGTCCAATGGAAATAGAATGTGGGTCAATGGTAAATATATACCAAAAACACACGCTTTATATAAATCGGGAAGATATAAGACATTTGAAGATGCGGCCTTTAGCAGTCTTGCGAAGTACGAACTGAGCCGTGAGGGACAGGTGTACATTATTACCAACCCTAACTTCCCTGAGTGGGTCAAGGTAGGTATGGCTGTGGACTCAGAGGACCGACTCAATGGGTATCAAACATCGTCACCCTTCAGGGACTACGCGCTGTTCACCTGCTGGTCTGTGACTGACCGACGGTCTGCTGAGTCAGAGGCACACGCTCTACTGGAGAAGTCCTTTGACCGTAAGGGTGAGTGGTTCAACTGCACACCAGAGCAAGCACAGTCAGCCATAGCTGAACTAATGGAGCAACATAAATGAACAAGATATACTCGCTAGTTGATGACATCTACAAAGTTGTTGTCAGTAAAGAAGTACCAGAGGGCGTCGATCTGTACGACGAGATAGAAAACTTTGGTGAAAACTGTAAGCGGCTTATGACTAAACTGTTTACTGAACCACGGAACGACGGACGCCTGTTGCGTATGTCCAACATTGGTCGTGATGATCGTTACCTCTGGAACGCCGTGAACAACCCAGATGTAAAAGAGGAGATGACCCCTAACACACACGTAAAGTTTATGTACGGGCACCTGATCGAAGAGATGCTTCTGTTTCTCACTAAGCTGTCAGGACACGAGGTAACGGATGAGCAAAAGCTGTGTGAAGTATCCGGCATTACGGGCCACATGGACTGCAAGATTGATGGTGTTGTCACTGATGTTAAGTCTGTGTCCACTTTTGGGTTTAAAAAATTCAAGGACGGAAGTCTGGCTTTTGATGACCCGTTTGGGTACGTTGCTCAAATTAAAGGGTACGCACATTCCGAAGGAGAAACCAAATTCGGTTGGCTAGCAATGGACAAGCAGAACGGACACCTGACGTACCTCATGTACAACTCTGAGGACACACAGGCACCCGTGTACGACAAGATTTCATTTGACATAGAGGAGCAGATCGAACGTGTAAAAAAGCTAGTGGAGCAGCCAGAGGCACCAGAGCACTGCCACGAAGTCGTACCAGATGGCAAAAGTGGAAATCAAAAGTTAGCTGTTGGCTGTTCCTATTGTCCCTACAAGCATACTTGCTGGCCCGGAGTAAGAACATTCCTGTACTCAAGTGGTCCCAGATACTTAACAGAGGTAGTCAATGAACCGAAGGTCACGGAAATCCAAACTGGGTAACTTCAGATCGGAGTTTGAGAAAGATGTCGCAACGCAGTTACAACCAGTTGGCTTTAGCTACGAGCCGTGTCAGATCGACTACAGGATCGAGCGGAAGTACACCCCAGACTTCGTGTACGAACTCAACGGACGAGTGTACTACATTGAGTGCAAGGGCTACTTCAGGGCTGGGGACACACAGAAGTACAGATCAATCAACAAGTGTCTCGCGGAGAACGAGGAGTTAATCTTTGTGTTGATGAAGCCTAACCAGAAGGTGAGCAAAAGTACCAAAAATACTATGGCTGAATGGTGTGACAAACACGAGATTCTATGGTATAATATAGATACACTAAAGGAGTTGGTTGATTATGTCTCTGACACTAGAAGAAATTAAGGAGCGTCTCTTGCGGTTCTACGACCCCGACGATCTTCTGGAAGCCCTACAGATTTCTGCTGAAGATATACTGGATAGGTTTGAAGACAAACTCCTGAGGAAACTAGATGAGTTTCAAGAAGACCTAGAGGAAGAGTATGAGTATTGATAACGCAACGCCTAAAGAGTGGGACACGATCACAGGCAAACTGTATCACCCCAGCGATAATCATAATCCTGTGACTCAGCCCGACCACTACAACAAGGGAGCGATAGAGGCCATTGAAGCAATCAAGGCGTCTATGCACCCGCAGGAGTACAAGGGCTATCTCAAAGGTAACTGCCTGAAGTACCTTTGGAGGTACGAGTACAAAAACGGTGTAGAGGATCTACGGAAGGCCCGTGTCTATCTAGAGTGGCTCATCAAGGAGGTTGCCTTATGAAAGTCATAGATGGAGGATTTGGTAAAAAGAAAGAAGACAAAGGCAGCGTACCTACCACAGATTTTTTAGCCACGTTTGCGCTGAAGGCGGCTGACTACGAAGGAGAAGGTAGGGACGTAAAGGCCATAGTCTTGATGTACGAGGACGGTGGAGTATTTGAGGTAGCGTCTAACGAGCAGTACCCCGATGGTGTGTTCATGCTATTACACATGTCGGCACACGCAATACTTAACGAAACGCTAGGAGTAACAATATGAAAGTAGATAATGTAACAATCCGCAAGGGCGACAACGGATACATCCTTGAGTGGTACGGCGAGGACAGCCACGTAACTATTCACCCTACTTTTGATGACGCAATGGCTAACCTTCAGCAAATCTTCAAGGAGTCTTAATGGACGCTTACCAACAGTACATTCACAAGAGTCGTTACGCACGTTACCTACCAGAAGAGAAGCGGCGTGAGACTTGGGAAGAGACAGTTAACAGGTATATCAACTTCTGGTCTGATAGAGGCTCGCTGAACGACTTTGATGTGTCTGAGATATACGACGCAATACACAAGCTAGATGTGATGCCCAGCATGAGGGCACTGATGACCGCAGGAGAGGCGCTTGATCGTGACAACGTAGCAGGGTTTAACTGTAGCTACCTACCCATAGATCACCCTAAGGCCTTTGACGAACTGATGTACGTCCTTCTGTGTGGAACAGGGGTAGGCTTCAGTGTAGAGCGGCAGTACATCACAAAACTACCAGATGTAGCGGAGACATTCCATGCAACCGACACAGTTATTAATGTTGCAGATTCGAAGATCGGATGGGCGAAATCGTTTAGGGAATTGGTATCACTGCTGTACTCAGGTCAAATTCCCGAATGGGACGTTAGCAGAGTTAGACCTGCAGGTGCCACGCTCAAGACTTTCGGAGGCCGTGCAAGTGGTCCTGAACCTCTCGTCGATCTTTTCAAGTTCACAATTGAACTCTTTCAGGGATCAGCTGGACGAAAACTTACGTCCATTGAGTGCCACGATCTTTGCTGCAAGATTGCTCAAATCGTTGTCGTTGGAGGAGTCAGGAGATCAGCCCTCATCAGCCTCAGCAACCTCACAGATGACAGACTGCGACGATGTAAGCACGGTCAGTGGTGGGTAGATGAGCCTCAGCGTGGTCTGGCGAATAACTCAGCGTGTTACACAGAGAAGCCTGACTTTGAGGCTTTCCTAAACGAGTGGACTAGTCTATATGAATCACGATCTGGTGAACGAGGTGTCTTTAGTCGAGTGGCAAGTCAAAAGCAAGCTGAAAAAAACGGCAGACGAGATGCTACCTTTGATTTTGGAACTAATCCGTGTAGCGAAATCATCCTCAGACCCTATCAATTCTGCAACTTATCAGAGGTTGTTGTCAGGCCAGACGATACACTCGCAAGCCTCAAACGGAAAGTACGTGTTGCGACAATACTTGGAACTCTACAAGCTACCCTAACAGACTTCCGCTACCTGCGTAACATCTGGAAGACTAACACGCAAGAGGAAGCACTGCTGGGCGTAAGCCTCACGGGTATAATGGATCACCCCCTGCTGTCTGGGCGTGAGGACAAGGCAAAGCTAAAGAGATGGCTAATGGAGATGCGTAATGAAGCTATTGTCACTAATGAGCAGTGGGCAAAAAAGCTGGGTATCAACCCGTCTACAGCAATTACTGCAGTTAAGCCTTCTGGCACTGTTAGTCAGCTGGTCGATAGTGCTAGTGGCATCCATCCTAGGTATAGCAGTCAGTATATTCGGCGGGTTCGTGCAGACTCTCGTGACCCACTTTGCTCTGTCCTAGAGGCCGCTGGTGTCCCTGTGGAGGACGATCTAATGTCACCCAGTACTAGGGTATTCAGCTTCCCTGTAACGTCTCCTGAGGGCGCTGTGACAGCCTCAGACATGGGTGCTATGGAGCAGTTGGATCTGTGGGAGATATATCAGGACTACTGGTGTGAGCACAAGCCATCCATGACCTGCTACTACCGTGATGATGAGTTCCTTGAGGTGGGGCAGTGGTTGTACAACAAGTTTGACAAGGTAAGTGGTATCTCTTTCTTGCCCTACTCAGACCACACTTATCAACAGGCTCCTTATGAACCTGTGGACAAGAAAACGTACAACCAGCTTGCTAAGGATTTCCCGAAGGAAATATCGTGGGATATTGAAGAGGCCAGCGATATGACCGAAGGATCACAACAACTGGCCTGCACAGGGAACAACTGTGAACTATGACATAAAGATCATAGTGTAACCTTCAGACTTACCTACGTCCTCTGGTTTCTTTTTGGGATCATGGGGCGTAGGTATCCCTTCCTTCTGCATCTTCTTGATGCGAGCCTTTGACTTCTGACACATACTGTGGTAGTCAATAGATGTGTACTCTACTGTGTGCTTGTCGTCGTTCATTAGTCTTCCTTTAGCGCCACTCTTAATTCATCTCCACCCGGAATGCTCCTGAGTGTCTCATAGTTAGTAGGTCTTCCTGCAACTAAGTCTGCTGCATCTTTTAGTAAATTACCAACTAAACCAAAAGGCGGGATAAAGGAAGTAACCATGTAGTCTAGAGGGTCTTTACTAAACTCTCTATTTGCATACGGCGTTCCTAATTTACCAAAAGTAGCTACCTGAACAGGCTGTGACAGAGTATCTAGTATTACTCCTTCTGCTGTTGGTATTCTATTTTCGTCACCAAGCATAGCTTGAGGTATTCCTCGCATCTGGTTAATGATGCCGTAACCTAAACCAGCGAACATCATGTACCTAGCGGCAAAGTTTCCTGCGTCTTTCCACTTTCCTTTCTTAATGTTTTGAATCAAGCCTTGCCTCATAATTTCTGACTGCTTAATAGCAAAACCAGTAAGCGCATACGCTGGTCTTAACCAAGGAGTTCTTAGATAGCTTAGAGGTCTACCTGCTGCTGATATAAGTTGTTGTTCACCAAGCCTAGAGAAAGACATACGCAGAACTATCTCTGCTACATCTTCAGGCATTTCATCCAGAGACTTACCAGAAACAAGACTCTTCCTAATCTTTGTAAGTTCTGCAGGATTAGCGTACACCTCTAGTTCGTCAAAGTATTTATTACCTTGTTTAGCTAACTCTCTAAACTTATTCAGAGAAGAACGAATAATTATTCCTTTACCAATTCTATCTGCCGCCTGAAAACCTGATGCTTTAAAAGCAATGTCTTGGTACCAAGATGAGAAATCATCAAACAAAGAAGATTCCATAGTGGCGTCAAAGCCAGCTTGGAACTCGCCAATGTTCTTAGAGTTATTACCTATACCAAACTCTCGTATGTCCATGCCTTCTCTGTCCATCATTCCTTTTAGAGTAGGCTTAACTCCGTTCTTAACCATAGCAACAGCAGCATCGTGTAAGTTCAAGAAAGCAGAATCAAACTGACCAAGCGTTCCTCCGTATCCATAGCGCATGAGTTGTTGAAGCCAAGCGGCGGGAGCACTTCGAGAACCTACAAAAGTACTATGAGCAAGGTCTGATACTAAATTACCTACCTTTTCAGACCCAGATTGCTTTGAGACTGTTTCTGCTAGCTGATTAAAGAACACACGAGAGTCGTCACCGATAGACAAAGCAGGCCTTACTCTAAAAGAATTAGATAACTCAAGAAGTGTCTGCTCGCTAGCTATCCTGTTGACTTGCTCAATGATAGGATTAGCGTATTCATCTAACTGTTCTGGACTCATTTCTGAAGCCAGACCACGAGTTCTCTTTTGTGCAC